CGAGATGACGTCGAGTCTCGTGGGCTCGGAGATGTGTATAAGAGACAGGCATATAGAGGAACTGTTTGCGGCTGAAATGTGTCAGCTCGTCAAAGCCAAGGTAACAAATTTCTGTGCCCTGCCAGCCCTTCAGGTCATCATCGTTCGTGATGTGGGCAAAGTTCAGGCGGGCGCCGCTGCCAAACGTCCAATGCAGCTTCGGGGTCATGCCCGGCACTGCATCAGGCACAAGGTCGTAAATCTTATGGCTGGCATCCCAAAGGCCGCCCTGGGCTGTTATCTGGGTATAGGAGTGACGGAAGATAACGCCGCCGAATCCCTTTACGCCCCTGTTCCGCAGCCCCTCCAGCAGCAGAGCATACGTCTTGCCACCGCCTGCGGCCCCTCCATAAATGACAATATCGGCTTTCGAGGCCATAAACATTGTCTGGGGGCCAGCCTGCGGCGCGATGGTTTCAGGCTCTCGCTTATCGCGGCCATTGTCCGGGATGCAGATGGGCATATACTCCACGGTGAAGTCTGGCCCAGAATCAACCCCGGCGGCTCCAGTGCCAAGTTCGCCTGTCAGCTCTCCCAACATCCGAACAGCGGTTGTGTCACCACCGAGAAGGGCCTTCTGAATCAGCCTTGCCATAATAGCGGCCCTGTACGTCTTATCCTCTTTGGACACTCCGTACAGTTCAAGGGTATTTCCAAGGTCTTTTCCAACTGGAGCATCCATGAGCTGCTTTGCCAGCTCTTTCATGCTCTTCTTGGCTCTTTTGGCCTCTCCAGAGGCGATACCGGCCTTCCTTCCGCTCTCCACCGCTTTCTCACCGGTTTGGAACTGCCCAGCTTTCCGCTCCTCATCGGTCAAAACGTGTCTTGGCACTTCACCACCTTCCTCTCGTTTTCAGGGTGGAGAAGTCAGATGAAACAGACATCTTTCTGGCCTGCGAGTGCCAGCATCATCTCGTGGGCATACAGGTTCGGGCCGGTCATGCGGCAAGGAATGTCACACCCGGCCATATCGGTGGTGGCCCGGTTCTTCTTCTCCAAAATATCAGGGTCGAGAACGTGGCCGATGATCTGATACGGCTTGTGGCAGCAGTACATAACCTCGCCGCGCTCATTCAGCGCAATCTGCGCCCACGATGCAGTACAGGTATCTTCCTGCCGGTCAAGCAGTTCCCACTTGAAATTGAGAACAACACGGCCATCGTTCGCCGCCAGCTCCTTCACGACCTCCATCGTCTTTGCAGCCTGCTCCCTTGCCATAGCCATAACGTATGCCTGCCCGCCGGTGCTTTCGATAGGCCGGAACGAGATATAATCCACAGAGAGCACATAATTGGCATCGTAGAAGCGTAAAACGTCATCGGGAGAGGCAACAACACACTGGATGCCCAAAGACGTTCTAGGGCTGTACTGGCGTTTCCATGCAGCGTAGTTCTGAATGTTCTTCACAACATCAGCGTACTTTCTCACGCCGCGCCGCTGTTCGTAGCTATCCTCATCCCAACCGTCAAGGCTCACTTTCAGGTAATCAGGCTTGGGCATCTTCAGCACGTTAAAATTCGTGTTGACGCCATAATGCAGGCCCCTCTTGTCCATCCAGTCAGTAATGCGGTCAAAATCAGGTGCAAGGGTAGGCTCTCCACCTCCCGTCAAGATGAAGCCTTCCACGCCCATTTCCTGCAGGCGGGTGGCATACTTGCGGAAGTCCTCAAAGCTCATGGCTCTTGCGCCGGGGTCAAGTTCCCACCGTCCGTATGTACAGTAGGGGCAGCGGTTGTTGCAAAAATTATTCAGGAAGATGTCTGCCGTGATAGGCTTATGTTCTCCCACGATGCGGCCAACGTGGGCAAGCATCTTATTCCCTGCGATGTTCTGCATCGTTCCTCTCCTTTCGGTATTTCTCGTTCAGAATTTTCGGCACACAGCAATCCCAGTTGATCTGATGGTGGGTGCGCTGGTGCTTTCCTCCCATTTTCCCAATCTCGATACAGGAGGGCATGGACATGACAGAATAGAACGACTTCGTATAGGTGCCGCTCTCTTTGTACGCCTCAGTCATACCGCCGGACAGGCTCTGCGTCTGAATCTGGGTGACCTGACAGCGCATAAACGTGAAAAAGAGTACGCCACGGCTTCCAAGGGTAGTGTAGGTGGTAACATCCTCGTTCATGGTTCCGCGGAACTCTACGGGCGTATCGGTCCTGCAAAACATACTGTTCATGCACTTCCGCTTCAGGCCCATCTTGTAGCCTCCGCCATTTACGCCGCCTATCATATCGCCGCCCTGCGCAAGGGCCACCATAGCAGCACCTGAAGCATCGAGGAAGGTAAGCATCGCCTCGAACAGACCATCCAGTTGCGGCCCAACCATAGACTTGCCTTTGAGCTTGGTTCCTTCCGGCCAGCGAATCAGAATGTCTTTGTAGTCATCATCCAGCATCAGGAAGTATTTGAGGCCCAGCTCCTTGGCTATGCGGAAGCTCTCGTTGCGGGCATACAGGATAGCGCGGTGTTCGCTCAGATTGTCCATCGTATCAGCACGGGCAACAGCAGCAGCCTTATCGAACATGATGACGTTCTCAGCTCCATACTTTTCACGGTACAGGTCGGCTTCGTCATCTTCGTTGTCGATGATAAAATAGACCTTTCCGGAAAACTTCTGACGCTTCAGGGTGTCCGCGGTCACTACGTTCTCGGCTCTCCCGTGGGTCAGGATGAACACAGCAAAATCGTCACGCAGCATGGCTCATTCCTCCATCAGCTCAGAAACCTTGCTGGAGAGGGCCACAAAGCCGTTGCGAATGGCATCCTCCTCGTCAATGATGACAAGGGCCGACTTTTCCATCAGCTCCTGCATCTCAGGGGAGGCGTGGGCGTAATACTCAGCAATCTTCCGATAATTGAAAACCGTATGCCGGCCTGCGGCTCTCAGCAGGAAGCCTTTCTCGTCAGGCCGCAGCTTCGATTCCTCAATCTCTGCAATGAGGTCATCCGTCTTGGAGGTATCATACAGGGCAGAGAGATCCGGGCACTCTCCAGTCGGCTCATACTGCGGAATGGTGGTTTCGGTGGTGTAGGGGTTATCGACCACGCCCTCGCTCAGGTCTACGGCTTCCAGAGCAAAGCCGAACTGCTCCATGTCGATGTTGGCAATGCTCTCCAGCTCTTTTGCCAGCTTCTCCTCATCCCACAGGGCCAGCTCGCCGGTCTTATTATCTGCCAGCCGGAAAGCATTGACCTGTTCTTCGCTCAGGTCATCGGCTACAACACAGGGCACGGTTTTGAGCTTCAGCTTCTTGGCGGCTTTGTAGCGGGTATGCCCTGCCACAATGACGTTGTTCTTATCCACAACGATGGGAACCTTGAAGCCAAACTCCTTGATGGAGGCGGCAACAGCATCCACAGCATCGTCATTCTGCCGGGGGTTGTTCTCATAGGGATGCAGCTCGGAAAGTTTCAGGCTTACGATGTCCACGGTCAGACCTCCCATATATTTAGTATTTTGGCAAAAATAAAACCCCGCCGTGTGGGCAGGGTCATTGATAATTTTGCGCTAATATGATACAATAAAGCCGTCCGGAGTAGAGTTTCCGGGCGGCTTTTTCGCTTTTCAGGCTCCCCGCTGCTGGCAGGCTTTCAGGGGAGCCTGATTTTTTTACACCTTGATTTTGCTATCGCGGATGATCTGTGCGGCTTCTTCAGGGGTCTTTGCAGTGGCCTCGATGAGCTTTGCAAGATTTTCCAGATACTGATTCAGTTCCGGGGTGGTCATTTCATCCATGTCCTCGCTTCCTTTCTGGATGAACCTTTTGCGGTTCCTCTCTATGCTACTATTATACTACTTTTTGTGTATTTTGTAAAGCGTTTTTAACGAAATTTTGGCGTATCCATGCACTTTTTAGACCGCATATTTGGCGCGGCAGAATAGAATCGAACTATCAACCGGCGGTTTTGGAGACCGCTGCTCTTCCAATTGAGCTACTGCCGTACAATGGCCGCCTTTCGGAATCGGACCTTCCGTGGCTACTCCCACGAACGCGCTCCACGTTGCGCTAGGGCGGCATCTGGTGACAAATTGTCACCAGTTCACTGCCATCACGTGCTCCGCTTGCACTAGGGCAGCACATAAAAATAGCCGATGGCTGGACTTGAACCAGCACCACAGAGCATCAGCCTCCCGGATGACAGGAGCCGGAAGGAATCAGCTCTGCGTATCGTCAGTGTGACGCGGGTTAAATGCCCGCCGCTCTGCATTGAGCTACAACGGCATATAAACAGCCCGTTCCTGCGGTGGTCAGCTCAGGAGCGGGCTGTTATTTTTGGACACACACGCGGGCGGATGATAAGTACCGCCTTGGCGTTCCGGGGCCTCCGACTGGTAGAAAGCAAAAGTTTTGGAGGAATCCTAGAAAAGAAAGGTCTCGCCGTGTCAAAAGGAGAAAAGGAACCCAAGAGGTGCGCCGCGTATGGGTACCGCGGCAAGCTCCCGGTGGTTCATGGGGCCATGTGTCCACTTCGGCCTACGGGGTCGGCCGGTTCTGGCGCAGACGGGTGGAATCAAACCACCACAGCACTATGCCTGCTGCTTGTGCTGTCATTTCCTACATCCGCACATAAACCACCTACGCGGCATTGGCCGTTTCAGTGGCACAAAGGACGCAACAAAGGGTAATGGGGAGGGCAGGCCCAGCAGCCCGCGCAAGCTCTCAGGCTCAGCCGAAGAACCTTCATTATGTCCAGCGCGTTTCCGCATTGCGCGGGTGCGCTTATGTCATTTTAGCACAGTATCCACACCGGCGGCAACTCGATGGCACACCGGGCAGACGTAAAAAAATAAGGCTCAGTTTTAGGGCATACTGCGCATTATGCACAGCTCTTGGTGATGTCCGGCCAGATTTCGGCCAGAGCTTCCAGCCCCCGCCGGATGCACTCACACACGGTGGACTGTGCGATGCCCAGTTCTACGGAGACATCCAGATACGTTTTGAGCTTGAAATTGCCCTGCAAATCTTTGGTTTCGCACTCGATGTAGTAGGCCCGCAGCACTTCAGCATCCCGCAGGCTGGAGGCAGTTTCAGCGTAGACGATGCAGAACGTCCGGGTGATGGCCTCGACACGCATCTTCGTCAGCTCAGACATCATCCGGGACAGTTCCCGGCTCTCGTTGTCCATCCTGCATACGGCATCCAGAATCTTGTCACCGTTGCCGGGTGCCATAGGCATACCGCTGAAGTTCTGGGTGACTCTGGTAGCAGCATCGCGCTGCCGCTGCACCTTTTCCTGCTGGGTGTTCACGGCCTCAGCCATCTCGCGCAGCTTCATAAACCACGCTTTGACCTCGGCCGCCCCGGCCTGCTTCTCATCATCTCCAGCCTTCCATGCTCTGATCTTGTCCATGCTTCTCCTCCCCGTAGCTTGAAAATAGATTGAAATAGCTTAACGATAGCTTGAGGACAGGAAAACGTCTCTCAGCCTCTCGCGTACAGTCTTGCGGTCACTTGCGCCCTGCCGGCCCTTTTCCATCTCCCGGATGACGGTTTCAGCAGGAAGGCTCGCGCTCTTGTCTGCCTCCACAGCCCTTGCAAGGCTCTGTGCGGCCTCTTCGGTGGTGACAGTGAACTCCATAGGCTCAGATGCTTTCGCCTCGCTGGCGGGCACAGAGAAGGCTTTCTGTATGCTTTCGGCCAGCTTCTTGCCCAGCTCGTCCAGCATCTCAGGAGTGCCACCAGCCGTGACCTGAATCTGGTAGTCAGGAACACGCCCACCATACAGGGCCTGCTCCAGCTTTTCCACGCGGCGTTCAAGCTGCCTGATTCGCTTGTTCTCTCGTTTACTCATGGTTTCAACTCCCTTCAAACGAACTCTTTCGGCGGCAGCTCATACTCTGCGCCGATCTTCTTCCACATGTGCAGGCAGTACGGGCAGATGTTGATATTCGCACTCTTGGGCGGGTGGAACTGGATAACGCACTCATCCTCGCCCCAGAAGATGTCCTTGACCATGCACATCTCTTCCCATGTCGGGCAACGGTTGCTCAGGCTCACGCTAACGTGCTCCCAGCCGCCTCCCCACGAGGCAATAATGGCCACAGCATGAAGCCTATACCGCGGGTGGTGCAGATAGCCCATCAGACCATCAAAGCCCTCTTTGACAACCAGCAGGCGCGGGTTGCTCTTCATTTCCTCAATGCTTTTCATCGTTCACACCCTCCAGAAACAGCAGCACACCGGGTGCCGCAAAGCGGACACGATACGCTTTCAGGTCATTCTGCGTGACGTACTTCCTGCCGAACAGATTTTTCATATCGCACCAGACCAGCCACGGAACTCTGTAATAGGCATTTGCTCCAAAAGAGCAAAGGACAAAGGCCACACCTCCAAGAAGCGTTGTGCGGCTCAGACAGGCCGCCTGCGTGGATGATACACGGTCAAGCCCCATCTTTCCGCTGTTCGTGTGCTTCGCTTCAAAGGTCACGGCAGTGCCACCGGCCAGAATGCCCTTGTAGTCAGGCTGGGCCTGCTTGGTATAGCAGGCAAGGAAGCGGCCAGAGCGGTCAGCTCCTCCCAGAGGCTTCATCGGCTCAGGGGTCTTTTCGATGTCCGCAATGCCATTGGTGCGGTAATACTCGCAGGCAGAATTGATGAGGCTCTCAAAGCCAGCACCTTCGGCGCGGCTCCGTGCCCCGGTCATGCTCCGGCGCATGGTAGCGGATGTAATAGGTTTACGCATTGCCATTGTCGTTGCCCTCCTCGGCTTCCATCTGCCGCTTCAGCTCAGCAGCGTCCACAGTAACATACCGGGTGTGGCTGAGGATATTATCGGCCAGCACCTTGCTTTTTTCGTCCATCGAGTTTTCGAGGATGTTTGCGGCAGCCCTCATGCCGGCCACCACAAAGGGAAGGTCGGAGAAGTCAAACAGCTGAGCAAAGCCGCAAGCCTTGCCCACGATCTCCCCCATAGCCTCTGCCACGATGCGGCTGGCATCAGCATCTCGCCCGGCGGCGATAGCAAAGGCCATCTGCGAATTGTACGGAATCTTCGGTTTTTCGGTCATGTGTTTTAGTCCTCCCACAAAATAGCCTGCCCGCAGTTGCTGCAGCACTTGTTCGGCTTGTTAAAATAGCCATACAGGTAATAGCTGGAACCGCAGTTCGGACAGGCAAAGCCGTTTTTATATGGGCTGCGCGGAATCCTCAGCAGCAGGGCATCGCGGCCCATCGAGCAGGCTTCCTCGAAAACGGAAAGGCTTTCATATCTCTCGCGGTGCTTCGGGTCAAGAATCTCGGCGGCACGTTCAACGGGCATCTTCTCGCTCATCTTCCAGCCTCCAATACTCCACAAAATAGACGTACCCAGCCTTGCCGGTGCGCTTCTCTTTGCCCCAGCTGACAGCGTAGCCATTCTGGGCCAGAATCGAGGTCAGGGTGCGGCGGTCATCCACGAGGTTGCAGTCGATTTTGAAACGCTGTGCCATGTGCTCACATCCTTTCCGCTCTCGCTTCTTCATCCCACTTGTCCATCATAGAATCAAGGGCCCGATGCTCCAGACAGCTTGCCAGCACGTTTAGTGCCCGGAACTCCTCTGCGTTCATCTTTCCAGTACGGTACTGGATGTAAATTTCCCGGCGAGCTGTGTCCAGAGCCTCCAGAACAGCATCGCCATCTTCCCAGTCGGTCAGGGATTCCAGTGTGGCAAGCTGCTTGACAAAATCGGTTTTATCCACGTTTCCACCTCCTCAGTGCCGAAGAAAGCTCTCCGGCAGCTCCAGCCAGTCCCGGACATCGTCCTCGCTCTGTCCACCATCTGCAAAAACATCCAGCACATTGGGCACCAGCCGCCGCGCCATCTCCTCATCGTCCATGTCGCGGATGCAGTCAGCAACGGTGTTCTGGTCGCTCTCGCGGATGGTCAGGCTCAGCTTGACGGTAGAGCCATCGTGCCGCGTCCATGAGCAGATGAGGCTCTGGCCTCCAATCTTCTCCAGCGCGGTCAGCATCGTATCACGACAGGTCGCAATGATCTTCTCGCTCTCGTTCACGTCCATGTTATCGCCACTCCTTCCCGGTGGCCTTATCCCTCAGAGGAATGCGGCCCAGAATCTCAAATCCTGCAAGGTCGGCCACCTGACGCAGCAGGGGCACGAGAATGCTGATTTGCAGCATGGTCGCAGCATCCTTTTGACGCTCATCCTTGCGGATGTTCTTCATGGCTGCGGCGGGGGTCGGGTCGGCGTAATGCTCAGCATTCCGACCCATATCATTGTCACGGTTCATCTGGTCACGCTCCATTCTCCAACAGGTCAAACAGGGTGGGTGCATCTCGCTCAGCGTCCGCGCTCTCCAGATAGCCCACACCGTCCCGGAAATAATCAGTGTTCAGCTCTATGCCCTTACCACGGCGGCCCATCTTCACGGCCTCATAGGGCACAGTGAACAGCCCTGCAAAGGGGTCAGCTACCAGCTCGCCCTCGTTGGAGTACCGCTCAATCAGCCGCTGCACAATGTCCAGCTGGAGAGGGCAAACATGAAGGTTCTGCCGCCGCTGGCTCTGGGAGGTATTCAGGGTGCGCATCCGCACGATGTCATCCCAGACCGTCATGTCCCAGCTTCCCGGGGCGACAACCATGAAGGTGGAAGGCAGCCGCCCGTCTTTATCCAGACTTTCGGCCAGCTTAACGTGCTCGGCGTAAGAATAGACGGTATCACGGCTGAATTTGCGGTAGACCGCCTGCAACTTCGAGGTGGGTATCTTCTCCAGTTCTTCCCGGGTAAAAGGCCGGTCACCGCTGGAACGCCAGAAAGCATGGGCGTCAATCTGCCAGCGGGCGCGGGTGTACTCCTCTTTGGACTTCTTCACGGGGGTATCAGCATATCCGCGGCTGTGGTCAGTAGGCAGCTTGCGGAACAGCAGGATGTACTCAGGGCATCCAACGCCCATCTTGGTGCCGTCCTTACACTGCTCTGTCCAGCCGAGTCTGTAGGTCTGATTATTCTCCCGGACAACATCTGTGACTACGGTAATCATCCCAAAGTACGCAAAGCCATGCTTCCGAAAATGGGCAATGCAGTCAGCATGGAACGGCTCAATGGTAGGAGCGGCCAGCCCGGTGACATTGGCGAACTCCACGCGGTCTTTGACATGAATCGCAGCCACGCGGCCCGGCTTCAGAGTCCGCAGCAGCTCAGGGGTGAGGAAGTCCATCTGCTTGAAGAACTCATCATCGTTCGGGTTGTGCCCGAAATCGTTGTACGACGGAGAATATTCGTAATGATTTCCGAAGGGGATGCTGGTCACATACAGGTCGATGCTGTCTGTCGGCCAGCTCCGTACCTCTTCCACGCAGTCGTTGTTGATGGCCGTATAATTGTTTCCCTTAACTTCCACACGCTCACATCCTATCGTTCGTTTCAGGACCTCCAGAGCAAGGCTGCCGAGGCCGTACTCCTTGATGATTTCTTCCATCTTTTCACTCAGCTCATCATACTGCCGCCACTTGCGCTGCAAGGCAAGCAACACCTCTGTTTCGGTGTCCATATACAAGATGTCGATGATGACATGGGCTTTCTGCAAAAATCGGTAGATACGGTGAATGGCTTGGATGAAGTCATTAAACTCGTAGTCCACCCCCATGAAAATTGCCCTGTGACAGAATCTCTGGAAATTGCATCCAGAGCCTGACAGGCTCTTTTTCGTGCCAAAGATACGGGTACGGCCCTGCGCAAAATCCATGACGCGCTGCTCGCGGGCCTCCAGCTCCATGCTTCCGTAGATGTCCACCATCTCAGGCACAGCCTTTTTGAGAGCCTTGCGCTCATCTTCGAGGTCGTGCCAGACCACGAAATGCTCATCGGCGGGAGCTTCGGCAATGATACGGGCCACCTCTGCGGCGCGGATGTCAATGCTGTCGCGCTTTTCTTTGGCAGCGTCAGACAGCCCCATCGCGGCATCATGGCCGAGCTTCATTTGGCCGTCAGCCTCAAACTCAGCAGGGCGGTCAAGGCTGTTCAGTTTGTGGTATCGGATGTCCATCGGGGGCAGGGCGTAGCCTTCATCCAAAAAGCCAAGGTCAGAAGGCTTCTGGAGGAACAAGCCCCAGCTTGCGCACCAAATCCAGAACTCACGCTCGCGGCCCGGATAAAGGGTCAGGTTGTTCGCCTTGGTGGAATCCCGCTTGAAAAAACGAGTAAGAGCCTGCCCGGTGTCCATAATCTCCAGAAAGCCTGCATAGTGAATCAGCTCTTTATACCGGTTCGGGGAAGGTGTGGCCGTATTGGTCAACTTATACTTGACCCCTTTGAACTTCAGCATAAAGCTCTGGTACGTTTTGCTGCCGAAGCTGCGCAAGGTGGCCGCCTCATCCAGAGAAACAGCGGTAAAGCGGTGCGGGTCAATATCGCCGTCCCGGACGCGCTCATAGTTCGTCAGGACAATGGGTGCGCCGCTGGCCTCAACCTCTGCCATTGTGCGGCAGTAGGGAGGTTCGGCCATCCCCAGCAGATTCACAGCATCTGCCTTGAACTCAGGCAGCACGTTCAGGGGCATCACGATGAGCACCTGTCCACCCTCATGCTTCTGCAGGATGCGGCACCATTCAAGCTGCATGGCGGTCTTTCCCAGACCAAACCGGGCAAAGATACCCCGGCGGCCCCCACGCAGTGCCCACAGGACACTGACGCGCTGGTGGTCTTTCAGCGCAGGGTTGACCTCGGACGGGTCGATCTCAATGCCAGACATGGGCGCGATGTCAATTTTCTGCTCCAGAAACTCGCGGTAATTCATAACGCACACCCCCTTTCTGAGGCTCCAGCTTTGCCCCACAGCAGGGGCAGACATCAACACGGCGCGGCGGCATCCTGTCAACCAGATACCCGGCAGACACGCCCAGAGCTTCCGCAAACTTTCGGATAGCTTCAATGCCAGGCATTATGCCGCCCCTCTCATACAGACTTACGACCTGAAAATCAGTTCCCAGCCTATACGCAAGCTCTTTCTGGCTCAGGCCGGCAGCCACACGGCAGGCTTTCAGCCTCTCGCAGAAAATTCGGTCCATTTTATCATCTCCATTTGGCTTTATTCATGTCCCAGCTCAGGCTCCGCTTGTTCCACTTCCTGATTTCGTCAGGCGTGTTCGAGAAGGAATAGCCTCGGGTTCTCTCGATGCCGTCCGGCTCGTAGGTCACATTGCAGTCACCCAAGATGCAGTCGGTGGTAGTCGGGTGCCTCCAGTAGATGTGACAGAACTTGCCAATCGGTTTGCTCTGCTCATCCAGCAGGGCAAAGTCTTTGCTTTCCTGCTGGAGCTGCCTGCCGCAAAAAGGGCAGGCTTCTGGGATATTCACATTGCACTTCATCCGGCAGCCTCCTCAAATATCCCAGCTCGAAGGAACGCTCAGCTTGCACGACCGTCCATCGCCGCCTTTGACAGGCTCGCTAAAGGGGCAATATGTGCAGCTATGCTGGTGCTTTATCTGGAATGTTTTGCAGAATCTTGACAGCGCAGCAGCAGACACCACCGGGTATTTCGGAACGTATTCGTCCAGCATACCAGTTGCAGAAAAGCCTCTGCATTCGTTTGCCCTTTCCAGCATCTTCACAGCGTCATCCTGCTCTTGCTGAGATTCGCAGTGAATGGTGATGTCGTAGGTATCATCATAGACAGCCCACTTGCCGTCTTTCCGGCAGAACAGCACCAGCTCCTTTTCGTTGCTCATGTCCACATCTCCCGTAAGTCCTTTTCGACCTGTGCGGATTTTGCTTCGAGATACTCTGCAAACTCTTCCGGGGCCATGCCCTCGTTCTTGAACTCGCCGACCATCTCCCAGTACCTGTCGCCAACGCGGATGATCTTCTGCACCTGCTCATCAGTCAGGCCCAGCTCACACCGCAGATTCTGAATCAGGGCACCCCATGTGATGGCAATGCCATCCAGAGCCATGAGAAAGCCGCAGAGCTGATTCTGCCGCACGATCTTCCTCATATTGGTGGTCATCGCCGCTTTTCCTCGCGGCTGGTGGCTTCCGAATTTACCCATTGTTCTTTTCCTCCTTTTATCCCCACTGCTCAGACATAGCTTTCGCAATTCCGGGGAATGTTTTTGCTCGATTTTTAGCGCGGTCGGTGGTAAACATACCCTTGTTGCGTTCATCATGCTTATGTGCATAAGAACCAGACGGACACCATGTAGCCACAGGCTCCACAATACCAGTTGGGAATAGTGGTGGCAGAGCCTTCAGCCAAAGGCAAGTTTTCTTGCTGTATGGGTGTCCATACTCATACGGTTGCACAGCTTGCGTATACGGTGGCAGACAGAAAACCTTGCTCGGTACGGGATTTTCCACGCAGATTCTCGGCACATCTGCCCACCAGAACCGCATAAACAGGTCGCGGCCCTGAATGCCCAACATCACGCGGTCAGCTTGAAGCTGGTGCCCTTTCCAGAGATGCCGTGCGCCGGCATTGCTCAGGTATGTGCAGGGCGGGTGCGCAATGAGCAAGTCCCAAGCATCAATGTAATGCCCTTTATCATCCATCGTCTCAATTTGCCCCCCCCCCTCAGGGGCAACAGAGCATCACCAAGGATGTGCCATTCCGGGTGACCGCCAGATGGTTCCTGAATGTCGCAAGAGTACGCTTCATGCCCTCGTGCTCGGAAAGCCTTGCAAACCTCTTGACTCTCCTCGCAAGCTATCAAAACCTTCATGCTCCAGATTCCTCCAGCTCAGGGCCTGTGATGTTGGGCATCCAGTGGGTGACATCATCCAGAGGAATGCACTCTCTGTTCTCAGCCCAATCTCCGTTGTCATACATGAACGCGGTCAAGATAGCACCATCAGAGCAGTACACGATGACATCAACATTCGGGTCAGGCGGGTCTTTCTTTGCATCTCTCCAGAGCTGGCGGGCCATTTCCTGCAGGTCAGCTTCGGGCAGGGCATCAATGACCCTGTTCACATCTTCCAATGTCTTGACGTAGCCCAGAGTGGCCTCCGCGAAAAGATGTTGCTTCAGGGTTTTAGCATCAAGATATTTCCGCTTGCTCATTTGTCGCATCTCCCATCATGTACCCGCACACAGGGCAGTAGTTCCAGACCCACATATCAAACTCAGTTTGGGACATCGTAGCATCGCAGTTGCTACACACGATTGCCGGTTCCTTGTGGCAGTCATCAGGGCCATCGGTCACGATGACAACCTTCTCCGCACTCTTTACCCACTTGGCATGGCCGCGCAGACTTTCAGGGTCGATGGTGGGCAGATTGCTCAGGTCGCTCAGCTCATCGCTGATGCTCTCGCAGAACAAGATATCGGCAGCCTTGCCCTTGGCCTCCTCTTCTGCGAGGTCTTTTTTGAGGTCAGCTTCCAGTTCGCCAACATCGGCCAGCCGGATGATCTTCTTTCCCTCAGCCATCTTTCAGCACCTCCGGCGGTACAGCCAGCGGGAACCAGCAGTAAAAATTTTCAGGGTGGTTTGCCACGACAGAGAACAGCCATTTACTGGCCTCGCCAGTCCAGTTTTTATGGACAGCCATAACGCAGCCATTTTCGTCCGCGTCCTCTTTGGTAGGCTTCTTGTCAGGGGTGTTCCATGTGGGCTTTTCGGAAGGCTCCACCTCCAAGGTGGGGGCTGCAAAGATACAGCTGATGGGCACAGCATACACGCCTGAGCCATCCTCCTCTTTGCAGTAGATGGCCTGCTTCAGCAGCTCGTTGGCATCCACAGGGCGAACATCATTTGCCATCGTCCTGCGCCTCCTCTCCAACCTTCCAGCCGATAAGGTCGCAGATGCAAGCCTTATCCTTTTTGCACCAGTGGATGATAAACCGATCAGGAAGGAACGACCCGTGAAATACGCTTGTAACACCGTCTCCTCCCAGAGTTTCGGTAATGTCTTTGATGGCCCAGTTCACATCCTGCGTGACATCCACTTTTTCCTCGAAGATACATCCACAGTTGCGGCACTTAAAAAGGCCGGTCCTTCTCTCAGTCATTCGTCTGCACCTCCTCAGGCTCCAGCATCTTCCGGCTGCAGCTCTGGTTATAGCAGACAGGGCAGCAATAATGCAGATACTTCACCCCGGCCAGAATCTCCGGCGGCTGGCACATAACCATCGGCCTGCCGCAGTTCTGGCAGACAGGCCAGCCCAGTACGGCAATGTTCTTGCGCTCTGCAAGGCGTTTCTTCCAGCGTGGGTATTTTTCCTGTGCCTTCTCCCAGCATTCTTCGTAAAGCTCCTGCATGGCAAAGCCGTTCACAGGCTCGCCCAGCAGGGCATAGATGCTGTTCAGGACATCCCCGAACTCCTCTTTCAGATTCTCCCAGCACTCTTCGATTGTCTTGGGAGTAGGGTTCGTGCCATCCAGAGCGCGGCGCAGCTTCAGCGCGGCCTGCGCACATTCGGAATGCTCTTCGGCCATCTGCGCCAGAATCTCGGTCGGGGGCAAAATCTCCGAGACCTTCTTTTCTTCATCCATTGTGTAACACCTCTGTTTTTTCGATTTTCAGCTTCTCAGCAGGAAGCTCCGGGTGGAAGTTCCGGGCAGCGAAAAGGGCCACTTCCTCAGCCTCTTTCCGGTTCTCAGCCTTCACCTCATACCAGCCGAGGTCGGCAAAGGTGATTTTGTACGTCATGGTCATGCGCTGTCCCTCCCAACAAAAACGCCTGCGTAAAGGCTTTTGCCCACATGGTAGTGATAATACTCGTGGCCGGTCGGAATGCCCTCAGAAGGCTTCTGTGTAGGTCTGAGTGCCATCTGGTGTCCTCCGACCAGAATGAAATACTCCACACCGCTTACAAGTCGCTGCATCCAGCCTTCCGCAGGCTCAGCAGGGAAGCTGCGGCCATCCATACAGCAGACCGCCACGGCGGGCTGCGCGGGAAGGGAGAAAAAGGAAAGCTGCTCAACTTCCATCGCCTGTCACCTCCACCGGGATGGTTCGACCCGCACAGGCTCGAACTCATCAAATTCCGGGTAATACCTTCTGGCCATCTCCACAGCCTTGTGCTCAGCGTCCTTCTCGTTGGCCGCCTGCACATTATCCCAGCAGTGGAGGTCTGTGCCGCCCTCGTTGCGGCACTCCACCAAAACCCTGAACTTACCCATTGGCTGCCTCCAGTTTGGCCGGGGTGGTCCCGGCTCTCAGGCGGGCAGCCTCCCTCGGCGTAGTAGAAATATCACCCTGCGCCTGCTTCAGGAACTCCACCCGGCGGTATGTAAGGTCAGGCGTTCGGGCCAGCTCTTCCAGCCCTCCAACGCTGCCTGCATACTTCTTGGCTGCCGGTGGCAGGCTCTCGAACAGCTTCTTCAGCTCTTCTGTGCCATCGCTCCGTATCAGGCCGCCGTGTTCGTCCATCCCTACCACCATCGGCCAGTTGCGCCAACTGATATACTTCTGGGCCTTGTGTGCAGCATCTGCCAGAGCGGACCACTCAGCATCTGGGTTGATGGCCTGCGAAAGCTGCTTGAAGATATCGGCCACAGTGATGGGATAGACACACACCCTGTTCGCGGCCAGAAAAGCCCTTTTGACCACCTCGCCGGGATAGTCCCGGAACTGGTACGTCCAGACATCCAGCATGATCTCCATCTCGGCATCGGTCAGGGGCTTCGAGCCGAGCTTATACAGAACGAAGTTCATCTGGATGAGCTTTGCGGCATCTTCTTTTGTCATTCGAACCCTCTTTCCTTGTCCATCTTTGCCAGTACGCGGTCGAGCTGGCTTCCTACATCCTCAGCAGGCTTCCGGGCATTTCCAGCCCGGTTGCCTTGTTGCTGGCGGCTCTGCCACCGCTCATCGCTTGCGGCCACGCCTGCGGGGTTCTTGATACCGTCACGCTTCCAGCCACGCAAAGTGCCATCGACATACGTCCAGTTCCGTTTTCCAGCCTCAGCAGCCCGGTCAATGGCCAGCAAAATCATCTCAGTGCTGAATGTCTCCCTCCAGCTCTTGACCTTGTAGTAGACAGACGGCGGCAAATCTCCAAACACCTCTTGGAAGTGACTTGCAATTTTTGAGAGGTCAGCATCCAAATCGTGCTCCGCAGTAGTAGCAGTAGTAGGTATATCTGATACGTTAGTATCAGAGTAATCTTTAATCTTTAATATTGGGGGGCTATGGGTTTCCGTGGGTTCCCCATGGGTTGCCATGGGTTTTTCAGAAAACCCATCGGTTTTTTCGGTTTCTTTTGAAAACCCATCGGTTTCTTTGGGTTTTCTTGGCCTTCCACCTTTGCGCCCATTTTCACGGTTCACCAAGACGGTGTGGCGGTAAAACTCGATATTATCATCCATAGCTTTGCGCTGAGATTCAAAGGCAAGCAGCTCAATATCTGACAAGCCTTCCGGCTCGGCTCCACTCTCCACATAGTCCTTCATGGCATTGATAACATGACGAAACTCTGCATCGGGCAGAATATTCAGCAGCTTAAAGGATGTGAACAGCAGCAGCAATCCCTTTGGGCGAATGTCCTCAGTTTCGCCACCCATCGGCCCACCTCCTTTCTCCGGTTATAGGAATCAGAACGGGAGGTCATCAGCATCGTCATTGATAATGCGGTCAGCATCATCGGCATACTGCTGAGCAACGGGGGCAGGCTGAGAAGCTACCGGGGCCGGTTCTGCATCAAAAGGCGTGGGGCCTTCCTCTTCAGCAAAGCCATCAGTGGCAGCTGCGGCAGGCTCTCCAGCAGGGGCCGCCTGCTGCATCAGGTCAATGGCCATCTGCACCCACCGGGCATTGACAAGGCCACCAACGACCACCCCGTCAACGTCCAGAAGGCTCCAGTACGTCTTGCCATTGGCTTCCCGGCTTTTCAGCTCCTTGCCGCAGACCTCCACAAAGTCGCCCTTCTGCAACAAGCCATCCCACTGGTCGAGGTTCTTCCAGAGGCAGCACTCCACAAACACGCTGTTCCACTTGCCAGATTCGTCCTTTACGCTGTGGGCCTTCACGCTCAGGCTCAGGAAGGAGTTGCCGCTTTTGGTTTCCTTCATTTCGGGGTCACGGGTCAGGGTTCCGGCAACTTTCGTTCCAGTGCTGGTCTTGATAATCACTGCTCATCGCCTCCAGTTCCAGCATTTGCAAAGGGGTCGCCCTCAACTTCGTCAGCTTCAACAGCCAGCGGTGCAGGCTCTTCCTTCTTGGGCTTCTGGATGCGGCGGCGGGGAGGAACAGTGCCAGCGGCAGCAGCTTCCTCAGCAGACAGCTCGCGGAAATCGGCCTCTGCATCAACAGGAACTTCGCTCTCGTCAATCAGGCCGCCAAAGGTAGCAGGGAAGGCTTCACGCAGGGTATGAACCAGAGCAACCTTGCGAATCATAGTCGCAGGCTTGGTCACCCACAGGGATTTTTTGGTGTCATACTCGCTGAAGTTTACCTCCTCGTAGAACGGGCGGGAGCGGTCTTTGCGGTAGGTTTTGGCCCAGCCTCCGACCAGAGTTTCGCCCTGATAGACGATAGAGCCTTCACGATGAATCAGCTCTCCAGCGGCTTCATCCATAACAATGACGCCGGCCTCAAAGCCATCATACTGCGGGTGCGCCTCTGCCATCTTCATGTAGCAGGTCTTACCCAGAACAATGGTGCTGGCGGTATCGCCGTTCTTGTTATCGTAGTGGATGAGGTAGGCTTCCTTGGTAAAAGGGTTGAGGTGGTACTGCTTGCACGTTTCCAAGAAGATACGGCACTCGGCGATGGTGGCTTCCTTGCAGATAAAGTTCCGCACATCATCAAAGGTGACAGTCATGCGCTGGCCGTCCATCGCCTCGATCTCCACAGGGGCAGAAGATGCAGCAGGCTGCATGGCCTCATTCTGCTGCCGCGTCTGGGTGACAAAAGAGCGGCCCTGCGTGGTGGTTGTGGTAGTAGTGGCACCATTGCCACCGGCTCTTGAAGTGAATCCCATAATAATTGACCTCCCATAAATTAAAATTATTTGATGCAGCCAAAACGGAAACCGCGCTCAGCAGCTCCCTTTTTGAACCACTCTATGTCCTGCTGGGTGAACTCAACCCAGAAGCGGTAACGGTTGCGCTCAGGTTCTGCAGCAGGCTCAGGCTGCTCAGCATCCACAGCGGCTTCGTTCACGGCTTTGAAATCCAGCCGCCCCTCCGAGGTGATAAACATCTTGGCTTGCGTTGCAGCAGCCGCGCGAACCTTCATTTCACGTTCCTCATCGGTGGGCTGCACAAAGACAGGAGCAGCAGCACGGGCACGTTCTGCGGCAATTCTGGCCGCCTCAGCTTCACGCTGAGCTGCGCGAGACTTTTCACGGCGGTTGTGCTCTCGCATAGCTTCATTGACGCTCAGGCTCTTCAGGTACTCCGTGGTGCAGGCTTCCACATCTTCGCCACAGGTATCTCGAATGGCTTCCATATCGCTCTTGATGTCCTCAATGGCCTGCCGCAGGTCTTTTGTGGCCTTGTTCAGGTCATAGGTCTTGTTGAGCCACTGCGGAACCAGCAACCGCTCGAACGGAATGAGCGGCTCCAGCTCCCCGATGCTGTCACGGTAGACCAAACGCAGGCTGGAGGCTTTTTCCTCCCTCTCAACCTGCTCCACAGCTTTCACCTGTATATCAATGGCCCCGGACACCTGTGCACACTGGGCCTGCATCTTCTTGATGCTGCCCTGAAAGTCCTCCAGAGGCTTCATGTACAGCTTCTTCGCAGCGGTCAGAGATGCGCCAAGCTGCTTGTTCCAAGCATTGACCTTGGCACGATCTTCTTTGGCTCCCTTGATGCTCTCAGGGGTATACACCCGGCCAGTATAGGCAGCAAGCATTTCGTCAAGGTTCCGCTGGACTTCCTCTTCGTTCCAGCTCATAGCCGGAATGACCGGGCTTTGCACCCGGACGGTCAATTCATTCGTCATCAGCTTCATCCTCCCATTTTTCGTTTTCGGCCTCCAGCTCAGCAGCCTCAGCCATCTGAGCATCGGTCATAAAGTAATAGCCATCGGGCGGCTCCATCGGAGGTGCGTACCCATCAAGGGCAATGTCATACATTCCCCAGCTCACAGGTCAGCCCACCTTCCGGCTGTCATCGCTGCGGCTCTGGCTGTTCTTCACGCACCCATAAGGGCTGCTGCGGGTGTACCGCTTGTTGTCCTCATACATCCCATACAGAGAGTGGGCCAGACCAAATGCCAGCGAGAACAGAATCAGCGGGGCAGCCTTGGCGGCCTCAGCAGCTTCCCACTGGCCGTATGCAACAAGAGCATACTGCATGGCCTGATTCATCCAGACCACAACCTGACCGGCTCCAATCAGTGCCAGAGCTGCAACGGCCAGACCTTCGACCTTCCGCATAAACCTACGCATTTTCGTTTCCTCCTACGTCTCAAACATCAAGCAGTATCTTTTTCGTTTCCTACGGGGTGCAGGGGTGCCAGAGGCTTGGGGTCATCCTTATGGACCTTATAATACTCCAAATCCTCGGCCTTGAAATACAGTCTGCTCTTGCTGCCCTTCTCACCACGAGTGTAGGCAGTGAGCTTGCCCTCCCTACGGAGCTGAAGCACCCTAGAACGGTGAACGCCCAGAACCTCAGCAGCTTGGTCGGTGTTGTAGTATCCAGATTCGGGCACGTTTCCCACCTCCTTTCTGTGTTTTCATATCAGCAGGCAAAACAAGCATAAATGAATTTCTTCGCATTGCAGTTGCTTTTCTTTGCCCTTGCTACTCCCAGCTCTGCGATACTCCGCTTTGCCACTGCATATCAAAGCATCGCCATGCGTTTTCTCACCTTTCTCTGCCGTTGCAGGGTATCGCATAGCTGCTCCACGCCTTGGCTGCTCATCGCCCTTCCCAGCCATGCCCTTGCCGCGCCCTGCCTCTCTAGGCAACGCCGTTGCAAAGCATACCGCCTCGATTCGGAGCTATTCCTTTGCAGAACGAGGGTATTCTCTGCTTTGCCATTGCTTCACTCTTCCATGCGGTTCCTTTGCGCTGCGCCACGTCTCAAGGCAGTGCCGTAGCCATGCCATTATCAGCAATTCCGAGCTGTGCCTTGGCGAAGCAAACCAGAGCGGACAGATGCCATTGCGCTCAGTCAAGAATCTCGTAGGTGAAGCGGCCCTTACCAGAGTTGCGCCACTGGCCAATGCCACGCATCGCTCCATAGTTCAGCCATTCCAAAACGGCCTTTTCGTGGGAATCATCCATGCACAGCACCTCAAACTCACAGGTGGAGCCTGCAGGAATCTGCTCAGAGTTGGCAAGGCTGACGCGCTCGCCCTGTGCAGTCTGGGCACGGAGAGGACGCTGGCACTCAGACATCTCGCCACTAAAGCAAATAGGAATCATCCGGGGCGAAACAAAAATCAGGCCATCAATGACCTTCTTGTAGGCGGTGATCTTGCCAGATTCGTTCACGGCCTTCTTCTTGCCGGTCTCAGTCTTGCCACCAATGCGGCCCAGCATCCCGCAGGAATCTTTGAAGAAGCCCTTAATCTGGTAGTCGTACAGAACAGGCTGTCCAGCTTCGTTCCGGGGGAATACCGTCATGCCCTTGTCTGCCACAGCATCAGCTCCCAGAGCTGCTACCTCATCTTCGACAGTAGCAGCATCAGGGGACTTGCTGGCAATGAATTCACGGGCGATGTTCTGGTTGCTGGGCCACGTTCCCAGCACAGGCTCAGTAAAGGTGAGCCTGACCTTCAGTTTCTTCATGGTTGTATTTCCTCCCATTTTTTATTTGCGGTTGGCTCCCGCGACACCCTTTTGGGTGTTTCGGCTGCTGCCACGCAGCCATCATCAGGCGGGTTCAGTCCTCCTTCTCAATGCTCAACAGGCTCATGCTGCCATACACACAGCCATCTTCAATGTCACGAGCCTTCTTACGGGCAGAGGTAATGGACACAGCCTCAATCTCGCGGGTGGTTTCATAGCCGCCGTCCTTTATCTGCGGGTTGCCTCTCCAGAAGGTCGCAATGTACTTTTTCATGGTTTAGTCCTCCTCGTTGTACTCATCCACATCACGGCTGGACAGCCCAGCAAGAAAGATGCGGTGTTTGCCGTTCTGGTCACGCTTCCAGTCGCCGCCCATCATGCAGATGGCTGCGATGTAGCCCTGATACAGACCTTCACAAGCATTCCGCTGAGCTTCGGTTGCATCCTTGCGGTTCATACCGAACCACTGAGCGTCCATAGAGAGGGCCAGAGTGTTCAGCCCGGTGTGAATCTGGTCAATGTACATCTTTTTCATCTCTCAGCCCTCCTTGACAAGCTGCATCATCTTGAAGATGCGGCTCCACTGCTCTTCATTCAGGCAGCCGCCATTGTTTACAAAATCCTTGGCGAAGCAGATTTCCTGCTTCATCTCGGTCTTACTCATCTCGCTCAGGTTCTTCATGGTATGTACCTCCGGTTGCTTTCGTACTACTTTTGACAGTGCTATTATACTAGCTTTGAGCTAATTTGTAAATAGCTTTTCGCTAATTTCTTGATATTTTTTTAGCGAAAAGCTATTTTTTTGGAAAACGCCGCTACCAGAAGATGCTCCAGACGTTCGTATCGGGAGCATCCAGCAGCAAATAAAAAAGCCCTCGCAGACAGATGTCCGCGGGGACTTTTGTTATACCTCAGCTTCGGCAGAGTATTTGAACCGACGGATCCCGAAATCAATCTCAATACTGACGAGCCACGGGTTCGGCGTATCAACATGGACGGCCTCATAGCATAAAATGTGCTGCTGGAGATACCAGCCTATATATGCCTCGGCATCTCGGAAGCTGGTTCTTTCTGCACAGCAGCTCTCTATGGCAGCCTTGCAAAGCTCGGCAAGCTCGCTGTCGGATGATGCAGGGCCATAATACGGTTGCTTTTGCATTCGCCAGACCTCAGTAATACTCGATTTCGACCAGCGAGGTGGATACCAACTCGAAGCGGCCATCTTCCAGAGGGATGCGGAGCAGCTGATACTCACGCTCAGCAGATAGCTTCGGGTCAGGCAGCAGCTCGCCAAAGTCCTCCACGGTGATGGTATACTTCGGATACCGCCGGGCTGCGTATGTTCCATCTTCAATGGCAGGAGAATAGACGGTGACGTGGTAACAGGGGTGGTCAGCAGTTCCAGCCTCAGCAGAGGTGGAACCACAGGCCGTAGCCCAGAGCGTCGTCAGGGTCAGCAGCACAACGGCCACAGCAAAACAAGAGAATCTCTTTTTCATCGGTCAGAACCTCCATCACTTCACATTCTCGCCGCTGGTAATAGCGATGTCGTACTCTGCATCGAAGTCCTCAGCAGTCACACCATACCAGGCAAATTCGGATACAAATACTTCTTTGCCGCGCTCATAAGCCTGAGTGCTATCCTTTGCATAAAACACATAGCAGGCAGCACAGACGCTGTTTTTGTTCTCAGGCTTCGGCAGGATAAGAGCCTTGTACTTTTTCAGGCCAGCATCTCCCAGAGCCTTCAGCGTGGCCATCCGCTCAGCGTACAGGTCATCGAGTTCATCGTCTACGATGGGAGAAAATCGGTGGCCCTTGGTGTGGGCGTATGCCTGCTCGTCTTTCCTCAGGGCAGCAATGTCGCGGTCAATCTCCTGCAAACTTCTCACTTGTTTCACCCTCCAAACCATTCCGGTTTCTCTCTGGACACTGTGCGTACAGCCTTTCCATTGCACTCAGGTCGATTTTATCAAAGCCCCCATGCTGCACAACAGCGTTTGCGGTATGCGTTGTGCAGGCCATGTTGACAAGCAGCTCAGAACTGCTGCCACCTTCACGAGCCATCTTACACAAGATGTTATTGAGCGCGATAAGCTCCAGCCCGCTCAGCTCTACCACAGCGCAGCCGGGGTCTTTCTTAGCATCATCGCGCACCTTCAGCGAATAGATTCTCATTTTATCAGCCTCCTATCATTTCGTTACGGGCGTTCCAGAGTTTTGCAGCCTGCCCCTGTGCAACAAAGGGCGTGTCGTGCCAGTCTTTCACCCAGACAGCTCCACCTCTGGCCCCACAGCCGGAGCAGGCCACGCAATACTTGCCGACCTTGAGCCTCAGGATTCTGGCAGAGCCTCCACAGAACGGGCACGGTTTCAATTCAAGTTTTGCCATCGCTCAGCCTCCCACAACAGGAACCAGCAGAAACAGCAGGAAAAGCAGCAGGGCCATTGCCGACATGGATACGGCCATGCGTCTGCCGTCTTTCTTCTGGATTGCATAGTTGGTATGTATTGCAGCCTTCAGCAGGCCAAACATACACAGGTACACGCCGACAGCGGCGAGAATCTTTTTCAGGGTTTCCAGCAGCATCTTTGAACCTCCATCAGCTCACGGCCCAATACACAATCGCAAGGGCAAAAATCAGTGCGGCCAACGAGGAATACGCCGCAATCGTCAGCTTCTTGTTTCCATCCGCAACGGCTTTCAGGGCAACAGCAACCATGCGTAAAAACAAGGTCAAAATCATGGCCGTTGCTGCGATGGCCAGAACGCTCTGCGTGACTTCTTCCAGAATCATCTCACGCCCTCCGCTGCTCGATCATCTTCATGCACAGCTCCCGGTAAACATCGCGCTGTGCGCAAGCAGAGATAAACTCCCGCTCGTAAGAATGCCCCCCCTCAGAAGGAGCAGCAGGCTGCACAAGGCTCTTGCGGCCATCAGAAAAGGCCTGCACAGCATTATTGACAGGAACCGGGGCCGGGTCGGGAATGACAACAGGGCCAGGAGCTTCTTTCGGCTTGGAGAGGTAGTTGTCAAGGCCCAGACTGACCATCAGGCCAAACTCGATGTCCTGCATCTCTTTATCGCACAGCTGGCCGATGTAGTCATTCAACCGCAGCTTGTCCACAGTAAAAATCTGCTCACAGAGGGCAGTGGATTCCTGCAGCTTCCCAGCAGCATTGATGTGAACGTGGGTCTGCATGGGCTTCTTCTCCCGCGTGGTCAAATAGACGATCTCCAGAGTGGAGGAGTTTTTGTTGTTATGGTTGTTGCTCACAATGATGGCCGGGCGGCCAGCGTGCTGCTCGCTCCCAATCTCATTGCCAGTGGGATAAACATAGTAGACCTCGCCACGATAAAACATACCGTTCATGTAAAAATCTCCCTTCAAAATTCAAGTGGTCCCTAACGCAGGGACGCTTATTTTTAGACGTTGACGCAATACCAGCCGATTTCTTCCAGCAGGGTGACAACAACCGTGCTGTTAGGCAGCAGCTTTACGAAAAGCTCAGCTATGGCATTTGCCTGATCTTCGGTGCGGCAGAAAACTTCTTCGCCGTCTTGCCAGAAGTCGCAGGCATCAGATGGGGCCTTCGGCATCCCAGCTATCAAAATATCCATAATGTCCACAGAATCACCTCCAATCCGGTTCTGAGCGCATCTTGCCATCAGAGGCCAGCCACACAATGTCACATCCAGTGAGAATAAACTGCATCGTCAGCTCGTGGTTGATGCGGTTTCCCAGCTTGCAATAGATGACTTCCATATCATCTTCGGAGAATGCAGTGCCAAGAAAAGCGTTGATGGAAACCCGCATGGCATTGTGGAAGCGGTCATTTCGCCACTCCTGAGAATAGGGCTGCGTCTTGAAGGCTGCCCGTGACAGCCACTCCAGAACCTTGGCCGCAATGTCCTCGGGGGTTGCGCAGTTGGCCAGCAGGAAATATTGGTTTGTGCGCGGATGAGCAATAAACTCGTCTCGGCTGTTGATATAGCTGCCGGGGAAGGACACAAGCAGCTTCTTTCGGGCCTTCATGGTATCGCAGCAGTTGTCAAGCACTCTGCTCGCCTCCATTCTGGAGCATCCGGATCTGGGCCAGAACTTCGCGGGCGGCCCTCTTTCCATTCTCCGTGAGCTGCCGCTGCCATGCGCCCTGAGAAGGACACCACTTGAAGGCGTGAGACTTCAGAATGGCCCGGATGTCAGGCTCAGGCTTTCCCTCAAAGATGAGCTGCACCCGCATGGTGGAGCTATTCTCGTGGTAAGTAATGCCGGGCAAGTCCTCCATGGCAACCGGCTGGGCGTTTTCCTGCACAGCGGCTTCCATTTCAGCAATGCGCTTTTCGATTTGCTGAATCTGCTTCCTGACGTTCCCAATCTGCCATGTGAGGTACGGCTTGCGGTCATTCCACTGCCGCATTCGGCCTTCGATTGCAGCCTTCTCCAGAGGGCCAATGTCCGGGCACCCATCGAGAGTGTCGTTCTCACGGTAGAACAGGTTGACGGCCTTCATGTGCTCATGCTGGCCCTTGACGCGCTCCAGCTTCTTCCGCAGGGCGGTCAGAGCTTCAGGGTCGCGGCTATTGATGGGGGCATTGTGCCCATAATCCCGGATGCTGTCCAAAATCTCAGCAGCCTTGTTATAATTCATAAGGTTTGCGCTCCAAGCCTCACCCTGACGCTTCTTCTTTTCCACAGGGAAGTTTGCACCGCCAACAATCAAGATACTCGGACACCATGTGCCCACCTCATTGTCACGGTTAATAGCAAAGGCCAGAGTTCGCTCGTACTTGTCGAGCATCCCATCCACCCGGTTCCGCTGGGCGGTGGTCTTGCACTGGGCCTTCACTTCCTCAGCAATGCGCCGCGCCTCATCCACCTGACGCTGATACTCAGCGGTTGCAGAGCCGGGCACATACTCCCTGTTAGAGCGCATCTCGTGCGCTCGCCGGGCCATATCTTCGTTGATTTCATAGCTCATTGTTTACGACCTCCATTCACTTGCGGGAAGAACAGCCTCCCGATGTCCTTCTGCGGGATGTCCATCAGCTCGCAGATTGCAGCAATCTGATCTCCACGCCAGTGGGAATGGCCCCGCATCTTCATAGAGAATGCGCCTTCGCTGATGCCAACGGCTTCAGCAACCTCCCTGTCATGGTATCCGTGCTCATGGAAAATGCCTCTCAGGGCAAAATACGGAATATTGCGGTAGCTCCCAACAGGAGGCTGCCCAGCAGCTCGAACACGCTCGTTCATTCTTTCTTCGCCTCCTTCCCAGTGAGAGCAGCAACAGCATCGTCAACATCATACTCGCCAATGCAGTTGATGTGGCTGTACGTTCTGAGCTGTGCCTCCGCTCCATCATTCCAGACCTTCAGGTTGGCATACTTGCCGGGGTTCTCCCCAGCCTTCCGATATGCTTCTCCAAGGTTGTCAGCCTCAACATCAAAGCTGCCCCAGACCTCCAGAACGGCGTCGATTGTGTATTTTGCCATCCTTTCCACCTCCTCAGACATCACAGCACACCTTATGGTATGCAAACCAGTGGCCATGCCGCCGGAACAGATAGAACCAGTTCGTGAACTCCTGCCCTGTGCAGTCATATTGGCTGTTGTAAGCTTCCAGATAGCAGTTGTTGCGGAACCAGTCAGCAGCGGTCTCTTCGTGCATCCTGTCCAGTTCATCGGGCAGCCGAACCAAATCCAGATGGCCATTATAGTCGCCGCTGATAATGCGCACATTGGAAGCCGGGCGGTTGTTGTAGCTCCGAATCTCCCTCTTAACAGTTGCGGCCAGATTCTTCACGTTGGCCTTCTTTTTGGAAGAGGCGGGAACGTCCTTCTGCATGAACATCAGAAGCGCATACGCATCTCGCAACTTCTCATTATCGGTAATGTTGAACATGGTCTTTTCCTCCTATCAGTAAATCTCACACCGCTGCATTTCCTCAACGTACTGGTTGATTTTCTCCAGTGTAGTCCATGTCGGCTTGCAGTCCTCAGGGAGGCTCGCCCACAGGCTCCGCATTGTCTGCGCCTGGCTCTGGACGTTTCCGGCCCAGAGGCAGGCATCGCTCCGGTGGCCAGCTCCAAGGAAGTATCTGCAATCTGACAAGAGGCGGTCAAGAAGGGCATAGCGGTCGTGCTCGCTGCGGTTTTGCGGGTCAATCTCACAGCTCCCGAACTCAGCATCAAGCGGAAAGTACAGATGTGCAGAGGCTTCCAGATAGTGCGGCCAGTATTCAGGGTACAGCCCATAGGAGCCATCGGGAAGCACTGTGAAGGCGGTAGCAGTCACAACAAGGATATTCCTTTCAAGGGGAAGGCCGCGAAAGGTGTTGATTGCGATTCTGGCACATTCCATCTCGCCCGTGCCAGCAGTAAGATGATGAGTGATGGCCTTTGCCGGGTCATATCCGGCGGCCTTCAATCTTTCTAAAACGGTCATGTTCTTGCCTCCCTTAGAGTGTTTTTGCGCTGCTCTTAAACCCGCAGACGTAGGTGTAGGTATCTTTGCGGCTGCAATCCTCAGCACAGACCACACGGAACCGCCGCTGCGGGTGGAGATTCTTCCGAACCTCTCTTTCATACTCGGCCGCCGCGCCATCAGAAGCCCTGCGGCCAGCATAGAAAGAGTGACTGCGCCATCCTGTCACATCAGAGGCCCCGGCGGGAAGGAACCCCGCCTGCACGATGTAAATCTTCCTTGCCATCTCAAACGCCTCCGTTTTGCAGTCAGTTCGCAGCGGCAGCCCTGTCGGCCACGCTGATATAGAAAGCCTTCAGCTTCTCCAGCCGCTTGAACTCATCTCCATCTTCGCCGGAATCCCATCGGGCACGGTCAATGGTCGGCTGGAGTCTCTCGGCCCAGCTGCGGAAATTCTCAGCAATATAGGAGTGGTTCACATCATCCACGACCAGAATCTCGGCGTTGGCGGCGTTCCAGCTCTTGGCATCCATCCGGGTGTGCCAGCTTCCAGCATTCACCGCGATGGGCCAAAAGGCTGTGGCGTACTTGCCCTCACTCAGCTTGCCGCTCTTGCACAGCTTGTTCAGGCAGCAGCTCTCGCCGTACCAGCCGGGGTCGCCGGGTGCGTGAATCACCGCGAACAGGCCATTATCCGACTTGAAATAGCCTCCAGATACCAGCACCACATCGCCGGTCTGAATCTGCCTACCGTTCTTGTCAGTCATCTCTCAGCCCTCCTCGCTCACGCCCAGCACCTTTGCACTCTCCACAACTTCCCAGTCGCTCACCTCGCGGACACGGATGCGGCTCTCGATGATGAAAAAGTCAGGGTCACGGTCACAGAATTCGTGCATCTCGCTGAGTACGGTTTCAGCAGCTTCTGCAGACCGGACAAATTGCTGACCCTTCATAGCAGCAGGGATGACATTATGCCACTTCTCAGGATTTTTGAAATGCTTGACTTCGACGATATACTCTTTGTGCATAGCCATAAAAATTGACCTCCCATGTACTCATTATTTTCTGCGGTGGCTCCCGCGACACCCTTTCGGGTGTTTCGACCTGCGCCGGAGGTCATCATCAGGCGGGGTTGACATTATCGTAGGCCAGCTTTGCGGCCTTCAGGGTCCGGAACATCTCAATGACATCATCAATGTGCCGACCTCCTACATCACCATACACGCACCATCGCCAGCACCAGCGGCCATTGATGCGAACTTCCCGTTGCCGGATGTAGCACTTACCGTCCTCACGGACGTATCTATCGGAATCCTTAAACCACCTCATTGCTCCTGTCTCTTATACACATCTCCGAGCCCACGAGACTCGACGTCATCTCGTA